TCAGAAGCCACCATTGGGATTGAAAACCTGAAACACGCGTTCCTCTCCTTCAGAAGTTGAGATGTCGCGGAAGGTTGTTGTGTGCGTCTCTATCCACTTGTTAGCGGCGCGAAGTGTGTAGTGCCAGTTAAGGCGATCTAGCTCGCGTACAAAGTCGAGTGTGCTGAGTGTGTAGCGCCCTTTACCGTCGCGCTTAATGGCATGGCGAAAGGCAATCATGATTTCATAGTCGCGGGGCATTGTTTTACCCTCCTACTTATACTGTATATATTTACAGTAATATTAACTCATGAGTTTAATCAAGCCGGTACTGTTCGGAGATTTGTAAAGGCATTGGTGGGAAAAGGAATTTTCTTGAAAACAGAACAATGCAACGCTAGTTATTAATAGCTTGCAAATAGTAAACCAAAAATCATCAATTTTATTATTTTTGCTTCTACTTTTTATGCGCCAAGTGATATGTTCATTCAGTTAAATTAATGAATATAACTAAATGCCGCTGGGCTTAAACGGGGTTTGATGATGAGAGTAATGGAGAAGTGGATTTTTGATAACTTGCAAACAGATAAGCTAGGATTGGAGATATCGCCTCTTTTTAGGCCCGCCACCGACAAAAAGATACATAACGTTCACTATACTGATTACACAACCACTGAGGACAATATATCTAAGCATGCTCATTATGAGCATCCTGAGATAGTAGATATTGATTTTGTTTGGACCCCAGGAAAGAAACTCAAAGACTGCACTCCAACAAGAAATAATTATGATTGGGCTATAGCTTCTCATGTCTTAGAGCACGTGCCTGACCCGGTTGGTTGGATGCTAGAGGTTTTTGAGGTTTTAAAGACGGGCGGAATACTGTCTCTTGCACTTCCAGACAGAAACAAATGCTTCGACAGGAACAGAAACCTCACTGAAGTATCGGAGTGGATTCATGCCTGGCTTTCAGAAGATAAAAGGCCGAATGCCAGGCAGCTTTATGATTTCCTGTCAAATGTCACTACCGAAGACGGTTCAGGTAAAATATTAGCTCAAAATCATTATACTAAGGATGAGGCTCTGAATTTTACTTTCAACTCACATTCTACAGGTCAATATTTTGATGCGCATTGTTCAGTTTTTACTGGTGAAAGCTTTACTATAATGATCAATGAGTTAAATCAGCTTGGCATTATGAATGTAACAGTATCTGATGTGAAAGAAGGTGCTGATGAATTTTATATACAACTAACCAAAACTGGTGAGCCAAGAATCAATCGGCCTGAAGCTTATTTAAATAACTCATTGGTCATCTCTAATCTAAAAAATGATTTAAGAAATAACATTGAAAACTTGGATCACCATAAAAGAGCCTATCGCGAAGCAATTACCATTCAAGAAGGATTAAAGGCAGAAATTTCAAAACTAAAGAATAGAAGTTTAATAAGAAGAATCCTTAACAGGTAGTAAATGGGCGCCAAAAGCGCCCATTTATTTTTATGGAGTTGGGAAAGCTGAATAAAACCATTTCATATATGCTAAATATCTCGAATCATCATTTTTCACTTCCGCGTACCCGGGCCAATCCTCAGGATTTTGAGGACAGCAGAAAACAGTAAAAACCTTATCATCCTCAATCTGAACATATTTCATATCGTGTACCCTGAGCAATAAACCACAAAAGAGCCAGTACCAGATGTCGCATTGGATGTTGAAACGTAAATATATCCCGGTAATACGATGGGCAGACCTGCATAGCCAGATGAAACTACAGCTGATGCGGGTGTGTATGCGCCAAACTGTCTAATACCCTGTGATGCATTTGAAGAGTTTAACGTTACTGAGAGGGTCCCTGCTGCGTTACTTCCTAAAGCGATTAGTCCTTCTATAAATTTAGAGTTAAGTGGTGCAATAGAACTAATCGAGACCTGGCTTGGAGTGAGGTTTGATGATGTGGATAGTATTGTATTCGCTCCAAAATAAACCCCTCGGCCACTTACTGTGAAAATTTTAAATTGACTGCTCGCCGTTGGTACAATCGTCAGTAGCGCAGATGCTGTGTAACCAGCTGGCATGTTACTCCCGCCATAAACCTCCCCGATCTGAGAAGAAGCATTGACGGCCAGCAGCGCCGATGTGTTTGTGGTTGGGTTGTAAATCGCATAAATACCCACAAATCCATTCGCAGGAACAGTGCCGGTATCCATCCCCCCAGTACCGGTTGTCGCCAGGTTGATGGTCTTGGTAAATGACCCGATTCGGTACTGACTCCCCCCGAGCGCTGTAGAAACAATAATCTCGTCAGCCGTAACTGTAGCTGTTGCAGAAGCTGAAGTGACGCTCATTGCCAGGTTTCGGGTGCTTCCAGTGATACCCGCTAAAACACTTCTTACACCGAGATTTTCAACGGCTTTCGCCTGGGAAGCCGCGCCTAAAGACTTGATCTCACTAAATGCATTTGATGGCTGTAGGAAAAGAAGTTTTAAAGCAGCGAGCAGCTGATTCTTCTTCGATTTATCGACGGTGAGGCCAGCCGCCTCGATCGGTGCGCAAAGTTCTTCCTGAACAGCATCAAAGAAATCTGCGTCCAAAGCTGTGGGAAGCTCACCTGTCTGAGGGTTTCCGATGGTAAAACCGTTTTTACCTGCGCCAAATTTATCAACCTGAGCGGTTGGGGTGTCAATACGATGCATATTTACTCCGGGTATTTAAAAATAACGTAGGTATGAGAAGGTGCCAGTTTTTCCAGCACGCATTCCGCTGTTGTCTCTCCCCAGCTTCTGAGGCTTTCTGAGCAGTTACTTATCGCAGTCATGGGAGTGATTTGCGTGGCGGCAGGCATATTCACCTGCCAGTAATAACGCCACTCGTCGGTATAGAGCGAATCGTTGCAGTTTGAAATGCAGCTGAACTGACTCTTGTTGTAGCGGGTAATGGTGGCACCGGAGTATCCGAGCGCATTGAGCTGTGCCTGGTAAAATGCCTGATTGATTCCACCAGCAAGATTGATCTTCGCATCAAGCCGCTGACGGCGCTGCTGAAGAGTCTGTATGCCTGCCGGTGCGCAACTGTCGGGCAACCCGCTTATCTGTTCGTAGCGGTCAATCAGTTCGGTAACCGATCTCGGGTCCGCCTCTAGCATCAGGGCATCGGCACGACCGTGTGCGGCGGAAAGTGACGGGGCCAGCCCGGCCAGCAATAAATCGTCGTTATCCCAGGCCGGACCGCGCGGCAGCAGTGCAGCGAGCATCTGCCTGTATTGAGCGGTTAGGTCCATGAAATATTCCCCATAATACCCACTTCGCCTTTTCCAATCGTAATATCAGCAGCAGGACTGACGAGAGTGTGACTGTACTCCCCAGCCGCGATACTGATTGCCTCACTGATACGGGATGGCTTAAGTACCCCTTCAGGGCCGCCGTCACGGAGCATCATCGATCTGAGCTCTGCTTCAACGGCATAACGTACCGCTGCTGTGTCCGGGTTAAGCCGTATTTGAAAATTAACCGCGTGAGCTTTGGGTGCAAAAACATAAATATCAGCACCGGCAACCGGTGCCAGCGGCTCAATGTAAGCCTTTACAGCATCAACTGTAGCGGCGTCCGGTATCGGGTTAATCAGATCGCTGTTAGCCACCATCACGCCAACCGTTCCACGCCCGCTCCAGTGCCGGTAGGTCCACGCGCGCGTGATGCCTGCGACCTCTTTAGCCCAGACCTCATAATCACCATCAGCGCCGCCCTGTGGTATCCAGTACCAGCGCTCGATGACCCGGGCCCGCCAGACTTCCAAATCCTCAACGTCTGCGCCGCCCTGAATGCTGTCGGCTACGCCTGCTGAAGCAAGTCCTGTAATGGGACTTGTCAGACGCATCGTAAGCCCGTCATCGGTATTACCGGCTTTACCGGCTGTATCACAGATAACCGGGACACGAATAATGCCGCCCGAAGGCGAGGCAGATGCCGTAACGGTGTATGACGTCAGGTCGTCGCGCTGAATGATAGCCCCTGCCCTGATGGTGATGTCGCTTGTGGCCACTTCCCAGCGGACGTATCCCGTAGCATGCGTGGCAGCCTTACGAGGACACCGCTTCATATTGGCATGACGGGTCAGCCAGTCCTCGTCAGAAAGGTCGGGGAGAAGGTTTCGTGCCAGATAATCAATGTAACCATACACGGTATGCACCGCCGCAGCCTGCACCCGGCCATAAACCTCAGCATCGGTACGCCGAAGCGCCGCAAGTGTCGGGTCAGCAGTCAGGCGGGTCAGGATATCGTTGCGGATGGTGGTAATTAACTGAGGGAGTGTCGGGCGAGTAAATCCACTGTCAGCCATTGAGTTCACTCCATAAATCGTCAAAAGAATACGCTGTGCGGTTGCCGTCTTTCTGGCTGATAACAACCGACGCGTAGAGCGTATTAATACCGGAGCGATCAGCCTTCACATCTACCCTTACCGCCACTCCATCATCCACCAGCCACTGAAGCGCCTGGCTGATATATTCCCGTGCTTTGAGTGGCGTTTTATTGGTGAGCGTCTGGCGGCTGAGAAGGTAGAGGCGGGAGCCGATGCGATCATTCTGAACGGTCGGGAAACTGTCGCCCCACCAGCCGTTATCCTGTTCCGGGCTGTCGTCAGGCTCAGCCTTTCGCCAGGAGAACAGTGAGATAATCACGGCTCGCGTAAGAGGATCGGGCGGCCACGTTACATCCCGCTTAACGCCGTTAATCACAATAATCATGACTCCCCCATTTTCTGGGCTGGCGCGTCGGTCGTGCCGCCGCCTGAGCCGTTCTCTTTATGCGTGTGACCATTGTAGGCCGTGCGCATGGCTGACATTGCCAGGCCGGAAGAATCGCATTTATCTTTGATTTCGCCTGTCGATTCGATATCCATTTCGAACCGGGCTTTAGTCGCATTGGTAAACGTAATTGGCTTTCCTGCACCGTTAACGACGATACCCTCCCGGGTCAGCTTGACCGACTGGCCCTGATCGTCATAAACCACCACCTCTCCGGGCGCCAGACCTTTGATACGGTAGCGGCGGTCAGAGACAACCAGCACCACGCCATGTGATCTGTCACCATCAAAGTAGGCGGCCACAGCCTCAGCGCCAGTCAACGGAGCAGCGGTAAAACCGTAGGGCTCCATGTGCTCGATATCGCTTTTTCCCTCGCCACCTGCCATTTCAACCTGCAGCATCTGGCACTTTGTAGCCGTGTTCAGTCCGCGAACCACAGCACGGGCCAAAAGGTTTGACAGCGCACGGCTCATGCCTGACATCGGATTAGCCATCAGAAATCATCCTCTTCTTTCTTTTTCTTACGTTTGCCGGGTTTAGGTGGCTTGGGAAGATAAGCATCAGTGGGACCGACCCGGATTTCGGTGACGGTGCCGTTTTCATCCTGCTGGTAGGTCACCTCAGCGATAACCATCTGGCGGTTGTTAAGGCCCAGAACGGGGTCAAAGACGATCACCTGCAGATTCGGCAGCCAGAGTGAGCCGTTTCCCTGCCGCCAGCCCTGCACGGTATAGGTCACCTCATCAGTACGCGCGGCCCGCTGGCGCATCTCAAACTCTGCGCGAGCACTGCAGGTATCCGTAGTGGCGTTCCCGGTCTGACGGATAATCACCGGACGGTAGCGCTTAAGTCCGCCATCAATGGTCTTTGAGCGGAGAGCCGTAGTAGTAGCCTCTCCAAAGTCGTCGTCATTACCCTTGCGCTGACCGGAAACCTGATAGTCACTGAACCGGTCCCGGATGCTCTTTTCTGTATCGCAGGAAAGAATGTTTTCACCCAGTACCAGCGCGGTATCTGCCAGTTGACTGCCGATGCCACCGATAATTAACTCACCCTGTGCGTTGTCATACGCCAGCGCCTGCTGAAGGCCGAGCATTTTGTTCAGCACGTCCATGACCGTTTCGCCCTGGTCGGCCTGAATGCCCTGAAGAACGCCTGTCACTTCCCCTGTATCTATCACCGTGATGCTGAATGGCTTGGCCAGCTCTGCAGCCACCTGTGCCAGCGAACGACCGGCATACTGTGACGGCGTGGCTGAGCAGTCGATAAGGTCAGCCGTTTTACTGCGCCCGGATATCCCTACGCTGATGCTGCGTGCGTCATACCGGACCGGTGTCGCCTCAATGTAGCCGGTCAGCACTTTGTCGGTGCCTATCAGCACCTCCACCAGATCACCGTTTTTAATCCTGTTGCTGCGGTTCGCCTGGTCTGTGTCACCCGGCCAGCTGCGGGTAATCTCAACCGTGAAGTCTCGGGCGATACGCTCAATGCCGGCCGCTATCCGGACCGATGTCCAGCCGCCCCACTCCTGTCCGTTCACTCGTAAAATAACAGTGTTGTTCATCGTACCGGCACCCTCAGTATCTGAACCGGCACGAAGCCGGGATGGCGGATTCCGTTGCGGGCCGTGATATCACCGGATCGTGAGGCTGAGTCATACCAGTCAGCGGCCAGCACCAGCGCGGGCATAACCTGCGAAGGTGTGCGCTCCGTCATGCGCTCGACCTGCTCCAGACGTGCAGAGATATCGCGGTTAACATCCATTCGCAATGTGACCAGTGTCTGGAAAAGTCGATCGTCAAGAACACGGCCCATTTCAAGATCAATGGCATCATTAATGCTGTCTCTTACCGCAATCAGATTGTCCCAAGGCACAATTGTCGCGTTATCCACTGAAGACGTAGCGCCCGGTATCGCTGCTGATATGCCAGATGACGTGTCAGACTGAATATCGCTTACCGCGGGATGTATAACCCTGACGGGCTGTAATGGGTCCTGTTGGCGTGTGATGGTGCGGTTTGCTGGCTGTGGAAGACTTGTGACTGCGGCGGCGGCCTCGCTGATTGCTGTCGTGCGTACAGCCTGAGCCACGTAGTTACGTTGTGTAGTCTGATCCTGAGCCGTTTTACTGTCACTCTTCCAAACACCACGAGGAGCAAGCCCACGATCGACCGTAATGCCAGTAAGCCCTTTAATCATTGCCATCAGGTCAGAAGCGTTACCGTTAAGCCTTAAGCCCGCCCGCCACATGTTCTGGAGACGGTTAACAAAGTTCATACCGTTTGAAGGCGGCCTGAGCAGGACAGACAGGTCCCCCTGCAACAGTCTGGATGCAGCACTGACGCCAGAATCAACATACTGGAACGCTTCGGTAACGCTACTGAACATGCCGGAGGCATCATTCAGCACGCCGTCCTGAACAAAGTCAGGCATGCCGTCCATGCCAAAAAAACCAAATGCAGAAGAGACAGCGTCATCAAAAAATGAAACTGATGAAGACAGTTTCTGGCCGGTTGCGAGTCCTGCACTCGGGAAAGACAGCTCGCCCGCCTCTGTGAAACTGAAACTTACGCGACACATGCGGCCTTCGTCTTTCGTGTGGCTGACACGCACTTCATCGGTGACGGTTACTGTCATTTCGCCGTAGAAGGGATGTATCAGCGTGCAACTGCCTGGTTTTTCGACTGCCCCAATCAGCCTGTTACGCTGTTCGAAATAATCATCCCCAATGAGGTAGGCCTGAATGCTGAAGCGACGTGTAGCGCGACCTAAATCTTCAGTCCATGGCTTGTCCCGGTTCGGGTATTCGTGAACCTGGACCCGCCGTCCGAAAGTCGCCTCATCTTCATCAACTTTAAAGGGCACGCCACGAATAGAGGCATCCTGAAGATTATCTATCCAGCTCATACATTCTCCGGGCAATAAAAAACCCGCCGGAGCGGGGTGTTATTTTGAAAATCGGTTGTAGCCAACATCGTAATCAAACCATGGCAGCGGGTTTTGGTCAGACATAACCCTCATTCCGGGGGGCGCGTTTTCAAAAGAAACTTTTAATTCCGCTTGCTGATTTTTAGGTTGTAAGGTTGGTGATGCCGTTGTTGCACTGCTTTGCCCGATGCCCAGTAATTCCTTCATTCTGGGAATAAAGCCTGTATACCCGCGCTCTTCCTCTCCCTGTCTGGCTTTATTAACCAGCAACGAGCCAACATCAGTATTTTGCTTTTCAGCCTCCTGATGAAGGTCATCTAGTTTTTTCATAAGATTGAACAAAACTGTTATTGTGACGCTGATGACCCCCATATTGGCAATGCCTTTAAGGTTTTTGTCAAGAGACGCCGCCTCTTTATTAGCACCACCAATACCTGTAAGCATTGATGTCAGCCACGAGCCTGCGACAAAGGTACCGATAGTTGTCAGGACAGACTGCCAACCGCCCAGGGCTTCAGCGGTGCTGTTAACGTAATTCCACACGGATTTAACCACAGGACCAACCTGATCCCAGTTACTCAGAATGAGGCTGCCAGCCAGTGCGATAAGGGTGAATATTTTCCCCATTGCTGTCATTTTAAATACGGTATCGAAGGTTTTGACTGCCCTTACCGCTATCCCCACAGCTGAGGCTGCGCCAAGCAAAGTCACGCCAAATCTGAAGGTACCACGTATCATTTCAGGGTTGTTTTTGGTGAACTGCCTGAACTTTTCAATAAGCGGCTGTACTTTCTGAGTCAGTTTGACGATATCGGGCAAAAACATTTCGCCAATAGTGATGCTGGCCGCATTGAACTGATTCTTTAACAACTGGACTGAGTTGGCCGTTGTGGCCGCACGGGACTCATATTCTTTCTGCATCGAACCTGCGTACTGCTGCTTTTCAGCAACGCGGGCAAAGTTGGTGCGCAACAGATCGAGGTTGGTTAAAAGTGGAGCGATTGCGCCCAGAGATTCTTTGCCAAACAGCGCATTCATTACCGCTGCCTGTTTCGCCTTCGGTACCTTCGCAAGTGAATCCAGTACCTTTAGCATTGCACCGCGTGAGTCTTTTTGCATATCAGCGGCAAGCTGGCCAGGGTCGATTTTGAGAAAGCTCAGCGCTTTTTTCTGCGAAGCTGTTGCAGATTTACCGGACGTAAGAGACAGCATGAAGTTTTTAATGCCGGTTGCCGCAATCTCAGATTCAACCCCCATTCCGGCAATGGTTGCCCCCATTGCCGCAATTTCTCCAGATGCCACCCCCGCAACACTGCCCAGGGGACCGATGCGGGTAACAATGTCCGAGATTTTTTGTGCGCTGGCAGGGCCAGTGTTACCGAGATAGTTAATTTTATCGGCCAGGACAACAACACCATCCTGGGTCAGCTTAAAGGCGGTACGCCACTGCGCCATCATCTGGCCCGACTCTTCAGCTGTCTGGTCGAAGGCTACGCCCATTTTCACCGCATCACTGGCGAACTGCATCAGGTCCTTTCTGGCGATTCCAGCCTGACCACCAGCCGCTACAATCTGCGCAATGCCATTAGCTGCCATAGGTAAATGGGTTGACAGTTTGAGTACATCTTCACCCATGTCTTTGAACTGCTGAGATGTGTCGAAATTCACAACCTTTCGCACATCTGCCATCTGCGACTCAAAGTCCATCGCCTGGCTGATAGGAACGGCAAATGCAGAGGTTAAGGCGGCTCCCATTGCAGCCGCATTTATCATTATCCCTTTGGCTTCCTTCTGAAAACCTTTGAGATTCCTCCCCATACCTTTCAGCGGACCTGATAACTGGTCCACTGCAGTGATTATCGCTTTAAGTTGAAAACTATCGGCCACGGTTCATTTCCTCAGAAATACGAACAGCCTCAGCCTCCATCTCAAGGAATTTACTGAGGCCGATACGTTTTAACTCCAGCGGATTTACGCGCCAGAAGTGCGCGGTGTTGTAGAGTCGGGCTCGGAAGTTTCTGCTGTTTCCGATCCCGTAAAAAAACCCACAATTGTCATTGATGCCATGAAGATATCTTTGAGCGTGAGTTTTGCTGCTGATGAACGCGGAATACCGGCCAGAACGGGGATGTACTTAAGCGTAACGCGTGAGTCGAGCTTCATTTCACCAGCTTCGGTGTAGCTGAACGGAATACCGAACTGTTCCACCTCGTCATAAGTTGGCTCACGAATTTCAAGCACGCTGAGGGTTTCCCCGGCAGCCATAACAGGTTTACTTAGCACTAATTCTTTCACTGGTAAAATCCTTCTGAACCATGGAATTCAACGTCAACCGTGCCCTCTTCGGCATTATGGTTGGCCTCACCGAAGAGCCAGGCCTCAGACAAGACATAAACCTGGCCGTTTGCAAGCTCCGAGGTGATGGTCATGCTGTCCGAGTTTGTGATCTTATCGACAGGGAAATTCTTAGGCACTTTCAGAGTGCCTTTGGTGTAGGGTGCCCGGTGTGTTTCTTTACGATCAACCGAGCCGTCCAGGCCTATGACATCGTCATTGACCCGCGTATTCATAGGCACCTCAATGCCGCCAGTCAGCGAAAGTTGCTGACCATCGATTTTGAAGTAACAGGTACCCGCAATTTTCGCCATTATTCGCTCTCCTCGCTGTACTGCAGACGAAACTGATTGAGAAGCGCGAAAACGCGCAACTGATTGACGTAATCCGGCGGGAACAATACGTCAACGCGTGTTGGATCGCTGGCGTTCCGTTCTACCATCAGATGTTGTTTAAAGAGGTCAAAGTTTTCAACAATCCCGGCACGCTCCATAGTGCGGTAGCTTGAACACATTTCCCCCTTAAGCACTGCGGGGGTGACGATAGCCTGCCCAGGCCCAAAGCGTGTACCGTCACTGGCAAGCTTGTGGCGTGGGTATTTGCTGGTAATGACGCTCTTCAGCTGACGGATAACGTAAGCACTGGTATGCAGTGTTTCACTGTCCAGAAAGCTGTTATCCGCCACGCCATATGCATTTTTCTGATAGGTGGTAATGTCACGTTGAATACGCAGCACTCCACCTTCAGCATAAGCAGTTGCAATGCCATGCTTCAGAAGGGACTGTTGCTCGGTCAGCATAAATCGACTGCCTGCCGGGGCAGGAAGAGCACCTGTCAGCTCGCCAGTCTGTGTCGGGCGGGCCGGATCATTACGGATAAAAACCGCATTTCGGGCGGTTCGTAAAGCAACAAGCTCATCTGCTGCTGTCTGAACCCCTGGCTCATAACCCGCAACGGTGATGTGCTGATTGTTCATGGTGTCGCCAAAGGCAACCAGCTCAGAGAGCGTGCCGATCTTCGCCGTGTAAACATGACCGTAGAGCTGTCGCGCATAACTCCAGCGGCCAGAAGAATCGTTCATTTCCAGCGCCAGTGTCGCAAGCGAAGCAGAATCGCTGAACGGTGAACCGATAAAGTCGAAAGGCTCATCACCCATTGCAGCAACCGTTGCTGTCAGTGAAGGTGAACCGGTGCCACCCGTCATTGCCGTGATAGCAACGTTAACGCCGTCAGGCGTTGTCTCACTGCCCACCGTTCCGTAATAGTTCATGGTCAAAGGGATGCTGTTTCCGGTCAGCCCTTTGTGACGGGCCGTCAGCGTCACCACCCCCGAAGCAGCCGAGGCGGTGACCGGGAGATCGGCATTCGCATTAACGGCAGTGGCGAGAGTTGCTGCTACGGTAGCCGGAGCATCGCCTGTTACAACAGCGGCCTGAATGCGCACCGCGCCAATGTACAAATTCAGCGTGCCAGAAGCCTGCGTATTCCCGGTCAGCGTCACTGTGCCTTTCGCGGCATCGCCATCAGGCTCACTGACAGCAATGACCCAAAGCTCACCGAACGGATCGACACTGCGGTATTTAGCGACCATGCGCGCAAGCTGACTCCCACGGCCTGCGACTTTACCCGCGAGCGCTGCAGACGGCATAAGTGTCAGCTTATTTTTAACGATGGGACTACCAGTAGAGGCAAGCCCGATGAGCAGTGCCGGAGCGCTGTCCTGCGTGGTGTTTGCTTCGCTGTTGTCCATCTCCGCCCAAAAGAGTGGCACGCGGAGATCAGACGGAATAGCTGGAAATGAAACTGACATTATTCACCGCCCTTTTTCTTGCTGTCAGACGCGTTTTTTTCTTCTCCCGCCCCGACTTCTTCAATATCACCATCCGCAATGCGGCGGTGCCAGTAGCTGCTTTCTTCGACGTTACGACCTTCTTCAGGCAGCAGGTCGCCTCGGGCAGGGTCAGGAACTGACCGCCCGCGCTTGGGTTTAATTTGCATGAGTTACTCGCTGAGGTTGATTACAGTGTGGTGTTCGATGATGCCGTCAGGGCCATTACCTGGACTTATAAAATCGATATCTAAAGCAACGGTTTTGAGTTCATCCAGTGCCTTGATGTCCTCCTGCTGACGCGTGTCGTCCTCACTGATTTCACGGGTCAGCATGAACTCAAACTGGTAATAAAGACGGCCACGATCCATATCCAGTAACTGCCCGCCTGAATAAGCCACCGGGCCAGCATCTTCATCCGGCTCCCATCCCAGCAGTGCTTTCCAGATTTGCTGCCGCACATCGTGAACGGCATCAAAGCCTGATGCCTGTCCACGCTCATCGCGCGTATTGTCCAACACCACGACAACAGCAAAACCTTCGGTCACGTTCTGCCAGTAATCGGTCAGAGACTTCTGCTCTGCGGTCACGTCTTCAGTCGGTACAACATACGCTGCCGGAAGGCGCATTTTTCCTGTTTCAGGAATGGCCTTGAATTCCGCCGCCCCGGCTACGTTCCCGACGAACATCGGGCACCTTGCCCGGAGTGCGGCGATTACCAGTGAAAGCTTCATTTCTTTTTCCTTTCAGGTCTGAGAGAGGTGCGAAGAGCGCGACTCAGCACATAGCGCGTCCAGGTTTTGCGCGCCTCCAGCACTTCGGTCATGTAGTTGTTACGCGGAGCAACACGCCAGCCATTACCGCCGGATTTACCTTTGTGATGGCTCTTTTTGCGCTTAGACCCACGCTTCACACCGTAGAAAAGAAAAGCGGGGTAAAAGTCGCCTTCAATGAATCGGTTGCCCTCGCCCCGCTTCTGGTTTGGGGCAATGCGTACCATAAGGCCCGGACGGCTTTTTGATGCGCGGGGAACGTAATAGCCGATTGACCGCGCCAACCTGCCGGTTCTGAAACCCGGATACTCACCGGGAGCAGAACGTCCACGACGCATGACCAGACGCCTGGCATCGCGCATATGCACCTGACCAATCTGAATGAAGGCGCGCCGCATCTTGCCACGGTTGAAAACGAGGTCTTTAGGCTGCTCAAAGTCAACGTGCAGAAGGGGTTTAGCCATACATATCCCCGTTACTTTCGTAAGCGCCCAGTTCCTCGCATTCAAGCAGCAGGTATCGTCCGGCTGAGTTGAGGTCACGCAGGCGCTTGACACGATAAATACTCCCGCCAGAAACCACCTCAAAATCAGAGGTAATACCCCGACGATATCGAATCGTCATGTAATGCGTGATGATGTCGTCAGCCTGGACGGATTCATGGTAAGTGGTTGCACCAACCTGCCGGATTTTGGCCCAGACATCCTTTTCATTCTGATAAACCGGCTCCACACCATAATCAGAAGAAGGCTGATCGCTGCGCTGGCGAAGATGAATGCGTTTATCGAGTTCTCCGGGGTCGGGTAGTGTGAAAACTGCACTGGTATTTGATGAGCGCCTCTGCATGCTAATACCCCGATACAGGCAAACGCCGTGAATACAAAAGGAATTCAAACGCCTGTGGCGTCTCTGACATTTCGAGCTCAGAAACAGAGCTGCGGTGTTCGTACCAGTGACTGACCAGCATCAGCAGTGCAAGCCGGATGTCTTCCGTTATTACCATGCCGTCTGTATCAAGCGGTGCAATATCTGCCACCGTTTTGTAGAGATTACGGTTGAGGTAGGTTGTTGCTTTTGCTTCTGCTGCAAGAGCAAAAAGCTCAAGTAACCGATCCTCTTCCGTAAAATCGCTGTCCAGTCGGCATTGCTGTTTAATTTCTTCGAGCGTCAGCAGCATGGTGTTCAGCCCTTTTTGTTTTTACCTTTTGCTGGCTCTGGCTCTGGCTCTGGCTCTGGCTCTGGCTCTGGCTCTGGCTCTGGCTCTGGCTCTGGCTCTGGCTCTGGCTCTGGCTCTGGCTCTGGCAGATGAGCACTATCCTCTTCCACCAGTGCTGCATAGCCTTTTTTAATCAGCTCACGACCATGCTGCTCATCGGTCTCGATTGTATTGCCTTCGGACACTACAGTGCCGCCGAAGTAGTTCGGTTTAATCAGAAGCAGTTTCATGTATGACTCCCGGACAGGCGGCCCGAAGGCCGCCGTTACTGTTACGCAGCTGCTGCAGGTGCGGTAAAGGTACCGTAAACAAACGCTTCGGGGCGTTTGACGGCCAGCGCCAGACGTTCTTCACAACGAATTGAGATCATGTTTTTCTCAAAGTCATCGCCGTTTTCCGTTGAGATAACAACGTTGGCATCTTCGCGATCAAAAATCTGTGCGCCTGCATTGAAGGCACCGGTCAGGAATTTACCCTGGAAAGCAGATGCTTCTGTAGCCACTACCGGCAGGCCCCACAATGTTGGACCCGCCAGCGCCGCTGGATTAGCCAGGATATAACGGCCCAGCGAATCTTTGGTCAGCTCAATCTTCGCCCAGTCAATGAAGTGAAGGACATGACCGGACGCCGGGAAGCGAGCCAGTTGTGCCTGCAGCATTGCCAGACGGAGATCATCAATACCGTTCTGATTCGCCACATTGAAGGCAGCCGCATATTTCGACGCCTGCGGAACAATCCCGTTGAGATGTGAGCCCGTGCCGTCACCGAATAAAATTTCCTGCTCTTCAACGTACTTCAGGCCATAGCGAAGCTCAGCATCAATTGTTGACTGCAGCTGAGGCATATCGTCGAGAATCTGCTTGGCGGCTTTGAACAGGTGCGCGATGGTACGAACCGGCGTGATTTTTTCTGCGAAGGAGATATCGCTGTAAGGCTTTGTCGTGTTTTCAGCAACAGTGGCAGCTTTGTTAGTAAAGCCGGTCTGCTGCACCCAGTAGATAGTGCTGGACTCGGTTCGACCTGGCGCAATCAGGTCACGGATAAAAAGGCGCTGCTTTGGCTGCTGATCGATGCCAGGCAGGCGGTCTGGCGCGACAATCTGGCCTGGCACGTTGACAGACAGCAACGCGGCATTAACCGGAATGCTGAGCCGCTTGCCACCCTCAATGCTTGCAGAGAAAGCTTTCAGGGCTTCGGATGAAACAACCTGACCGCCTATGGTTTCGATAACGTTTTTTGCATTTGCAAGCGGCATCTGCGCTACGTGTTGCTCCAGCTCACCCAGCGCCGCCTTGAGTGTCTTTTCTGCTTCACGCATGGCGTTAAGCTCACTGGCCATCTTATCCACAGCCGTTTTAGTTTCTGCAGATAATGAGCCTGATTTTTTTGCTTCAGCGAGCGCCTCTTCAGCCTTAGCGTTAAATTTTCCGCTGGCTTCGTTGATGCTGGCAGTAACCTGCTTCAGTACTTCATTTACTTCGGACATTTTCGATCCTTATTTGCCGAACGCGGCCAGCGCGTTTTTGAGTTGTGCCATATTTTCGGGGTTGATTTCGTCGGTAGCGCCCGGCATACCTTCAGGGGAGGCAGCAGCGCCTGGCTTGCTGCCGGTTAAGGCTTTAAGAAGTTTTCGACGCTCTGAACGAGGTGCATCGGTTTTTGCCAGCATGGCATCCAGCTTGCGCAGAGCGGCTGCGGGACTGTCGTCGCCATCAGAAATTTCGTCAGCCGACAGCAGGCGATCTGCAAAACCTTTTTGAACAGCATCACTGCCGCCGATATAGGTCTCCGCATCCATCATTGCGTCAATTGTGGCCGCATCCAGGCCGGTGCGCGCGCCATAGATATCGTTCATCGCTTTATCAAAAGGCTCCATATCCGTGGCAATCTGCTGCAGGTCATGCCGGTTGCCCATCGCATAAACCCAGCAGTTGTGGATCATCAGGAAAGCACCCCGGCCAATCTGCACCTCATCGCCCGCCATAGCGATAATGGAAGCTGCAGATGCTGCCAGACCCAGAACTTTTACCGTCACCTTCCCTTCGTACTCGCGCAGAAGGTTGTAAATCGCCAGGCCTTCAAACATGTCTCCGCCGGGCGAGTTGATATTCACAGTCACGTCAGCACCGCCAATTGAGCGGAGCGCGGCAGCAATGCGGCTGGCTGTAACGCCATCTCCGTACCAGTCAGCACCGATCACGTCGAATACAGAAATGCTGTTGCCATCACTCTTCGCGGCCTTGATGCCGCCGTTCCAGCGCTCCATTGCGGAGGACGGCAGATCGCGATTTTCACGCGCAAAAGGCCGCCCCTCCGGCGCTGCCGGAAGACTTTTGACTGTCATAAAGGGTGCTCCTAAGCCGCCTGACTAAGCGGTGATTGTTCGAAAGGAATGTCTGGGAAAACGGCGTTATGAACTTCGCGCAACAGCGTGGCCCTTGCGGCTGTGCTGTTCTTGCGTAAGTCCTCAAGAGGTGTAAGGTTCAGTTGGACGGTATAGATATCACCACCCTCAATCGGCGGCAGGTTCTCCAGACGTCGCACGTCATTGCGTGACATCCAGCCGTTCTGCAGCGCGGTTGTGTAATAAGCGGCTCGTCCAGCGCTGTCAGCACGAAGAAGCCCCTCAACTGAAAACTCAGCGAACAGATCTTCATCACCATTCAGCAGACACCGAGATATCTCCTGCTCGATGTTTACCAGCATTGGGCGCAGCGTATTCGTCAAAAACAGCAGGTTCATTCCCTCAACGCTCGACGCCCAGCTGCTCTGTTTTGTTGTGTGTCCGACCATAAAAGGAGGCACACGAAACCAGCGACAAATTTCTTCAATACTGAATGACCGCGACTCAAGCATCTGAGCGTCTTCAGGGTTGAGGGTTATACCCTGGTAGGACATGTCGCCCTCAAGCACCATTACCTTACCGGCATTCTTCGAACCCACAAACCGGTTGAGATTTTCCCGGTTTTTCTGGCGTTGTTCTTTCGTCAGAAGGCTTTTGGAAAGGAAGAAACCTGAAGTCTGAATACCGTTTTCAAAAATTTTTGCGGCTGATTCTTCAACAGCCATCGCTGCGCCAAACACGTCACGACCGGTGCGCATTGGCATCATCCCGCAAACGCCATCAAGACCAAATCCACGAATGTGCATCATGTTCTTTACAGGGATAACACGGGCCACGCCTTTTTCGGTGTAGGTATACTGCAGCTCTCCGCTGTCGAGCCGCTCAACTTTCATGCATTGGGGAAGAAGCGGCACCAGAGAAACCAGCTTGGTGCCAATCATCTTTTTCTCAACGTAGGCGTTTCCCCGAAGGCAAATACTGGCAACGATCATCAGCATAAAGCGCGATGGGGTCATTTCGCTGTTCGGGCGTCGGCACAGTACCTGATAAGCGGGATGTGTACTTGCAAGTTTGCGTGACCCGTCACGGTCCCGCTCGTAAACCTTCATCGGAAGTGTTGAAACAGATTCACTCAGAAGGCGTACGCAAGCCCAGACAGCGGCCAGAGCCAGCGCCTTCTCTGCTGTGACAACCTTTCCGCTGCTACTGGTACCGTACCATTCCTGCCAGAACGCAGCGTCATTGAGTCCTATCGATTCACCGAGCCAGTTAACAATCGCGCTTTTGATGCGGCCCGGCCTTTTTCTTTCCTTCATCAGATACCTACCATGATCGGGTCGTCAAAAAAATCATCAGGATCGCCTGTTTCAACCAGCACAGCATCCTCGGCTGCGCCAATTGCCATCGCGGAAGCCACCACGCCATCGATGCGGCCGGTGCTTTTCTTTTTGGCAAATATGCGGTTGTCCTTCTGGTCAGCTTCAAGAACCGCAGAGGCAGCATTCCAGCGCAGGCAGGGATTAGGGCGGATAACGAGTGCCCTGTTATTAAGGTGCTCCTCGAACAGCTCTATAGAGCGTGGCATCCACAGCCCGGACTCCTGGGCTTTATAAAAACCCTGTCCGTGAGGAATGAGGTCAACGCTTACAGACTCGCTTTCGAGCTCGGGCTCAAGATACTTGATACGATACTGGTCAAACGCGATGCACTTGATATCGTATCTTGCCGCCAGCTCACCGATACGCACTGCAACAAAACCGTAGTTAACAGCCTTACCTGGTGGGGCGTGAATAAATCCGTTACGTAACCAGGCGTCATACGGAACGTGGTCAGTTTTGGCCCTCTCAAGCAGAGAGTCTTTGGGTGTCCAGAACTCAACTAAAAGCTTTTTGAATTTTGGAAAGTAAAGCGCCAGAGCAGTCAGGTCGCGGGAGCCGGATAAATCCAGACCGCCATAACACTCTTCTCCCTCCAGCTCATCAGGGTCGAAGTCCTGTTCGCAGTTCATCCAGGTGTCACTGTCTATCCACGGATCGGAAGCTTCAACCCACTGACAGAAATTCAGCCGCCGGACGATGCTTTCTTTCGACGGCATACCGCGAGCCTGAGTCACCTGCTCCCGCAGATATTTATCGGTAAACGTCTGACCCAGGGATGGGTTAGCCTTTGCCCAACAGGTTTCATCCTTAAAGGGATCGTCAGCCTCATCCAGTGAACAGATGAAGCTGAAAAAGCTGTCATCCTCCAGATCACCGGCTGCCACCTTGCGTCCATACTCATGGTACTCATAACAGACGCTGGTTTTATCGTGGCCGCTGTTGGTAATAAGAAACATCAGAGCCTGACGGCGGCCTTTGGTTCCGGCGCGCATCATCTCAACAACGGCGTTTGTTTTGTGCTCATGCACTTCATCAATCAGTGCGCCGTGAGGGCGCGGGCCTGACTGACCGTCATCAGAACTGATCGGCTTAAAGAAAGAGCCGGTCTGCAGGAAAGCCAGGTTCCATACGTTCAGGCCGGTACCAGATTTGGTGATACGCTGAGCAAGAGCAGGAGACTGATCAACCATCGTCACCGCGTCACGAAAAAGAATCATCGCCTGGTCTTTTTTGGTGGCCGCTGCGTAAACCTCTGCACGGGGCTCTTTATCAGCCATCAGAAGGTAGAGGCCGATGCCGCCCGCTAATGGCGATTTTCCAGCCCCTTTTCCAGATTCGATGTAGCTCATGCGAAATCGCCGTGTCCCGTCAGCCGATTTCCAGCCAAACAGAGAGCCTACAATGAAACATTGCCACGGCAGGAGGATGAAAGGCTTACCTTCATGCTCTCCGCCGTTGAGCTTGAGAACCTGAGCAAAAAAGTTAATTGCGCGGTTAACTGCCTCGACATCCCAGAAAAGGCCGCGTTCAGGCCCCTCATTCAAATCACGGAGATGACGTGCACAGGCCGCGCGAATATCTGGACCGGCAATTACCGCACCGCTTGAAACGTCCATTGCATACTGCGTTGCCGGATCAACCGAAGAACGCGTTGAGCGGGTCCTCTTCTTCTTCTCCACCATTTGCATTCACCTTTGACCGGGCAGCCGGTGTAAGGCCGAACTCCACCAGGTAACTCTTGAAGCGACGATCCGCATCAGCCAGCATGGCAACTGCAGGGTTAGCTTTAATTAAAAAATCACCCATCTGGGTTTTAGTCGTATATGTGCGCCCTTCGATATCGACTATCTGGCGCAGTTGCAGAATTTCAGCATAAAGGTCGCAGAGCCTTTCGAGCGCTAAGGTATCAGCAACGGTGAGCACGCCCATCCCGTCAAGAAGAACGGTGAGCTTTCCCCAGGCTGTTTTACCCCAGTCGGTCAGATGTGAAGGAGGACTAGGTATTTCGCGGGCTGGCTTCGGCTCTTTCTTATTGAGCGCACGCTTGCCCGGATTTCCAGTAACAACTTTCAGATGGGTAGGTTTTGGTCGTCTTCCGGCCATTAAAACCTCCCAGAAAAAAACTTTTCATTTCGCGGTTGTGCGTAAAAAGGGGGGCGGGCGGTCAGAACATCGATAACTCATGAAGTCTTGACCTACCCTATACCACTTACTTGATCGATTGAAGTACAGTCCAGATAGTTACTGCAATTATGGTTGGATAACCAAGTAGAAAGATGAACAAAATCAATATCGAATGAAAAATAGCCGCTTTAGAATCTTCATGTTTATCTTTAAGTTCTTGACACATAGAAACAACATGCCCTACCCAATAAAAGAATAGTGTCATGGAACATAAAAATCCGAACAGAGTCGCGACGTTCGAAGCTAACAAGTCTCCTTTTTTCTGGATTAAGTAACAGAACGATGCCATAGCTGCATAAGCAGCTAGATACCCAGAAGAATCATTGACAAGTTTGGTCATAACTGCAGATGCTTCCCCTCGCTGCAACATAATTTTATCTCCAATAAAATTGAGCACATAACATATTGGATAAAAGAAAAAATGTGAATGAAGTGTAACAAGGTTGGATATGTTTTAGCCTCAATCATTTATACCAATGAGATGATGGGTTTAAGGGCAAACCGTCTTCATCACATCCGATTACGTGACCGCGCTTCTCTTCACGCTGCTTGGTCGAGTCGTGGTGCTGCTTACAAAGGGATTGCCAGTTGGCCTTGTCCCAGAAGAGCTTCTGAGCTTTTGCTATCTCATCCTGCTTTCCACCGTAGATGGCTTCTTTCAGCCTGTGAGGCTTGATGTGGTCAACGACAGTAGCCGCGATCGCTCTGCCCTGTCGGTGGCACATCACGCAGAGGGGATGAGATTTCAGGAATGAGAGTCTGGCTTTGTCCCAGCGGCTATTATAGATGCGTGGCTCGGACATTAGAGTTTCCTGCTGTTTAGATAGATATAACCCTCGGCAATGGTGATACCACCAGCCGATGATTCATGGTGTTTATGCTGAAAATTGAACTCAGAGAATGCAGTTTTCAGAATAAAATAAAACCGCCAGCAGGCGGTTTGAATTAAAACTTTAGTTTCCCGTAATGTTCATTAGCACGGGTTCTTTTTTCCTGTACTTGCCTAACTCTTTCTCGCTCTTCGGCTTCTTCCTGCTGATGTTTTGCAACAAGTCTCTCGTCTGCTTGTGCACACATCTTGTTTAAGCTTTCTATTTGATGCTGTAACTCATCCATACAGCAGTGAACAATTAAATTTGATCCAACTACTGAAACATCTCGCTTGCTTGGACTAAACGTATTTCTATGTATTTGTTCAAAAATAGTTTTCCATTCAACCGAAGCCATAATGTCAAACTTCAAGTATCTGGCTCCTAATCCTTGCTCGGAACTGCTCATATCCATATCAATGCCAACAATCTTCACTTTTTATCTCCTTTTGGTAAGCTCACTAACAAGCTTAACCGATAGGATTAATCTTAGTGAAGCAAATTTAACTAATCACCACTGAGGCTTCAGATTCTCCTATTCTTCTTTGGTTGAAACACCTTGCGCCATTGGCTTATCTTTGTAAAAGCTTTCAGGAAAGGTAACCAAGCTATGGGCTTCTATGTTTTTACGAGCTATTTCTGCTATCTCATAAGGTGAAAGGTCATAGGTGATAAACTTATATGCTTCTAATTTATCGTCATCCCCCAGAAGATGCTTTCTCACTCTGCTGAAAAACTCATGGTACGTAATTGCATCCTCCTTCTTCGAAAGAACCTTTGAAAGGTCATCAGCTAAATCTGCAGGCAACCATAAAAAAGCTTCATTTGTAAGTTGCCTCAGCTTCCTCTGGTCTTGAGGCTTACTAACCCACTCAGCCATTAGCTCTGCTATCAGCGCAGACTTCATCCTGACTTCATAGTTACGTCTGTCTATATCGAGTGCGAGGGAATTTGCTTGCTTTATTTTTTCAAGTATCAGATCACCCTCAAGCTTCACACTGCTTTCAATGGCTGCTTTAAACCAATGGCGGAATACGAATATTACTAGTGCTATGAAAATAGCCCAAATACCTATCTCCAAACCTTTCATTAATTCCATACGCTCACCCTATTTTCTGTTTGACGAAAACAGACTGAAACACTTTGCAATAAAAATGCAACAATAAATTCTTCCCTCTAATTAGTTTTGTTGAATTTTCCTGATTGCTGCCCTGTCTATGTTGCACTGAGCCACTACGCCGTATAGCTCTGCATTGAGGCTTATGCTGTCACCGAATGTCATCATTTCTGGCGGCGCTGGCGCTTCAATCGGGCTGGTCAGGTCAGCGGGTAGTGGTACCTTTGGCTGGCTGATTGTCCGGTACTCCACTTGCGGCTTTTGCTGCACTCCGCAACCTGTCAGCAGCATCAGCGGGAACAGGAGCAACTGCGCACTTATCAGCTGCAAGATATTGCTTGATTTCATTCTGTAGTTTCCGGTTCTGCTGGGCTGTTACGGCGCGTTGTTCGGTGACCTGACCCATTACTTCATTCTGGTGCTTAACGGCTGTCACAAGCTCGTTAACGCTGGTAGCCAGGCCGTCATTCTTTGACCGCAGGTCGTTAATCTGCTCGTCTTTGCTGTTCGCCAGCTTCTCAAGGCGCTGATTGGTTGCCTCAAGCTGTGAGCTACGGGCATTCAGCATCCATAGTGCCAGGCAGATAAGGCCAATAACGAAGATGTGTGAATAGTTTTTGATGAACGTGAAAGCGGCCATACGACCTCCTGCTGTCAGACGAGATCGAGCGCCCGAAGAAATACATCATATTCGTAGGGCTGCGTGCCGTTCTCGTGCTTGATAATTGCCTGCAAAAGCGGGAAAAGCTTACGGCTGTCCGTCAGGTCGATGAGCTTATCAGCATCAGTCCCTGTAGCCTGCGACACGCTGCGGATATAAGCCTGTGTGTCATTTTCATTCGGCGGTGCCCAGCGCTTTATGATGCCCGTAATGGTTTTCAGGCCGTATTTGCTCTGGTAGTTGCGGAGAATGATGATCATCGCCCGAATTCCAAATTCTGGCGCTTTGAACTGACAGAATGATTTATCGGTACGCTGGCCTTCAGGCACCAGACCTTTCCATTCGTCGCCCCAACGGATATTGCCGGGATTGTTATTACGTATGCCGCGTGAATTATTGCTGCCCGTCATTAGGTTCCCCTGATTTTCTGTCTATCCACCCGCGCAGTCTGGCGCTGATGTAGTCATTGCCGACATACCCGATGTAAACCGCGAATACCTGTGCGGCAGCGTCAGGGATGTTCCAGTTGAAGAGAGCGCCGAAGACCTGAAGTGTTGGCGCTGCGAAGAAGGCCAGCGCACTACAGGAAACAGCGTCGAGAACCCGCTTGCTCCACGGGCTTTTTGCATAGGCACTGCGTAATAGTGAAAACATGCCTGCTACCCCGGCATATCCCCATTCTGTTTTGTGGGCATACATCCACAGCAGCACTGTGGCCCAAAAGCCCGGGTCTTTTTCTGGAGGCATGCGCTTAGTTCCCGCCACCTGGATGATGGCGGCTTGTCGTTGAGGAATAGATTGCGCATCGCCACTGCGTCAAAGGGTAAGTGGTTGCTGATTGGCGAGCGCAAAAACGAAAAAAGGCCGCACGATGGCGACCTCTTGGATTTTGATCGGACACAAAAAAAGCTCACATATGTGAGCTTAAATGTTTCCGAACTGTTTATTTTATCTAACCAATCCGATATGTTGGTATTGGATTTTCCCTGTGTTCGCTACTTAGCATCTCCAACTTCAGATATCTTCGCAGGATGGTGAAGTTGGAGACTTTTTTTCTAAACAGAGCCTTGAATCTTCACTTAAGAGCCATCAAGAAATCATTTAGCAAAACTAATGCTTAGCCCCAACCAGAACAACTAACCTTAAGTGCAATTAAAGCTATACTAAAGTATAGAATCTAACGCTAAGTCATTCCTTTTTAACAAGTTAAAAACGTATTCTTACGTAAATCCATTCATCATAAATCCCTGACGCATTCCGCGATAGTTTCTTTGCCCGTCGGCAACAGGGTTAATGTGGCTGCGAATATCACAATATGAAAGGCGCTACAGGTTTGCAGTCCTGGACAGAGCGTTTACCCGTCTGCGCTCAGTGCCTTTGGTATTGTGTGAAAATGAAAAAACCCCGCCGGTTGGCGAGGTTTCTAATTTAAGAAGCTATGCGTTGTTACCACTCTTAACAGATTACATAGAGAAATTCGTAACGAAAAGCAGATTAAGCGGTTTTTTGAAAAATAGTTTTCTGAGTCGCTTCATCCATCTCAAGCCGGGCATCTGTCATCAGTATGCAGGCGTCAATAAACGTCTCAGCGATCATTAGCTTTTGGCGCACTTTACCCTCTGAGCATTTAAGCCAGCGGGCAATTGTTGATTTGGAAACGTCATAACGGTAGTGCGCCATAATTAAATCCAGTTCATCCAGGCGACCAACCTTTTTAAGCATCACAACAGCGGTATCAATAATCATGCCGTCATTGTCACAGCACGAAGGACGGCTACTGGTGCTCTTTGGCAGCAGTGTGATAAACATCGGGCTGGTCGGGTTCCAGCTAACCTGAGTGCCTTCGCTTGCAGCCCATCCGCCCCAACGCTCTAAAACCAGTTGAATGTCACGCATATTAAATCTCCTCCACACACTTATTTTTTATCTGACCCAATGACGCCAACTGCAATAGCGTGATCAAGAAACCGGAATAACAGTTCAATCTGACTGCCGTAATTCGACTCAAAAAGTTTTGGGTCGCGGTGTAACTCGTCGTGATGCGCCCTGCAAAGCGGAATCACGAATAAATCATGCGCCTTTGTTCCCATACCTCCCTGACCATATCCGATGATGTGATGCGGGTCATCTGCCTGATTGATGCAGCATGAGCATTTCTGCGACTTAACCCACTGTGTGTATTTCTGGCTCTCCCATCGCTTGCGCTTTGGTCGTCTCATGTATGACTCAGGCGATTCAGGGTCAGCCACCAGATTGATTATCTTTTTGACCTGCTCAGCCGCCTGCCGAATGACCTGCTTAGGCTGGCGTTCCGGCGCGATGTGCGATTCCTTTAGCTCACCAGAGATAATCTCTACTGGCATACGTAAAACACGCCGGGCCGGTGCCTCAGGTATCAGGTCGATAAGGTCATTCAGTGAAGCCCACCAGCAAAGCTCTGGCAGCGTAAGCTGATGTTCACCATGCAAACCAAGCTGGCTGCAAACCATCCTGATTATCCATAGTGCTGTGTTGCCCTTGGCGATGTTATCCAGCGTGCCGGGTGTACCATGCTCCCTGAAGTGATTATCGTGCCCGTAGCACAAAGACACCAGGCCGGATTCAGTTTCGTGAAGCGTGTATTCATGGTGATGCCATGTCGCATCATCGTGCCACTGGCAGCATTCAAAACCACGCACGAAACCAGCCAGGCCATTAGCTCCACCAGCGGCGGCGATAACACGATCATGACTGAAGAACGGAATCAGAGATTGCTCATCAAGCAGCGGCTGTGTGCCGTCATTGATCCTGCCTGATGGAAGGTCGGCCATGTCCGCTGTCGGTGTACTCACCAGAACGCGGCCACGAAACATCCCCATCAGGTCAGAGCCAGGCTTGAGCAGCACTATCCCTGTGCGCGGAGCAACTTCAGGGGTTAGAAGTGCTCTCATCCAATACCTGCCAGCTTTCTCGAAAATTTCGATATGTCGAGTACGTTATTAATTACTTTAAACTCATTATGAGGCATGATTATCTCCACACACTGATAAAATTACTCCTTTTACATTGCTCCCAGCAAATTATGTAAGCAGCACCTGCAAGCACCACTCTCAAACAGTAAAAATAAACAACAACTAAAAAACCTTATTGCCGCAATAATCATTACAACAACTGAAATTAAGACCCACTACACATACATCGCAAAATTCATTTATATATTTAATTCCAGCTTAGGAATTATCAATCAACATTTAAAGAGGCGAAGACGTAATCTTGCGTTTTACATGCCATATTGTAGAGCACCTCCATAATCTCGAAATTGGAATCATACGTTAAAGATTGTTTTGTAAATCCCTTATGGGCTATTTGATGTCGTGACTTGAGAACCTCATCCAATAACTGCTTAGCCACTTCATTAGAAACACCATCAAAAAACCAAGCTTTTGAAACTTTATCAACCCCTAAAGCTTTGGCATAAAGAGAATCAATATTCTGTGTGCTTGGCGTATTAAAACTCACCAGCAACTCACTTACTCGCTTTTCAGCAATACTATTTATTGCCGAATTTTCACTGTTTTTTTTCAATTCTGCAAAAGCATAAGTCACCAGCTCTTTGTGAAAATCCTGCCAACCAGCAAGCAAATGAACGACATAAGCCTGATACAGGTAAAATTTCTTTTGCGGAAGTTTTGACACATCGTATCCTTCGATAGAGTGCAACTTTTCCAGATCTTTTTCGATTCGTTGAATCAAAGCTAGCCCAACTAATTTTCTTGAAAAAATCATTGCTGGAGTTTTTGTCAATTTAATTTTCACCATGCTCGCCACCCATATTATAGTTAAACTTACAATTCATGTTAATTGATAAAAAAGATAAAACATTACACACTTCATGAAACTCACCGCAAGCTAAAAAACCCTTATAAATTTTATATTAATAGATTATTTTATGATAAGCATTAATCATCGTCAGACCAAGATGACGGTAATCCGTCACAAAAATTACAACCTATGGCACTATTTTCTTCATCTACATTCGTACTGAACTGACCACAACTAGCACACTGCATCACATCATCGAAAAAAACAAAACAATGGGTGCAAAAATACCCTTCATCTAGCTCACAGACTGAGTTTTCATTCTCACACTCTGAGCAATTTATTGGATAGACAGCATGTATATACTCATCAGGTGGATAAAAACTTGTATTGAAAAGATCATAACGTGAAGATGAATGTTGGCATTTAGAGCATTCAAAATCCGAATCATCCCAAGCTAAAAGTTTACTTTCCCCCTTGCATTCCGGGCATAAAAATTCAACAAACTTATCTTGAATTGATGCACACACTATGCAGGATGAGGATTTAACGACAAACCCGTTATCTTCAAATTCCTTCTTAATAATGGAGGCATTTTTCTTACAAAGATAACAGTCTGTTACGCTTCCTCCATCCTTAACGTGCTCGTCAACAATTTCTCTGACTTGTGAAAATTTAACCTCTGAATAATACGTGTTTTTTATTAGTAGATTAGTTTCAAGCCCGGAAAGATAATCCCCAATGGCACCTTCAAAAATTAATTTCCAATCCTCCATCATCAGCCTGTTGAGAGCAAACCAAGCATCAGCCTGCTCCGACAACAATTTATTTTTAGCTTCTAGAGTAAATGCGTTGTGATAAAAATGGACAACCCGATTGCGGTGTCGACGAATAGTTTCAAAAGCTTCGAATGTAGAAGTTGGAAGAGGCTTTTCGAGAACATCCCTTAGTCTTTCGCAGACCTCGGTAAAAGTGATTGATTGAAATTCACCAGAAAGATATTTTGCCCTTACAATCCGTTTACCACTACAAATAAGAGACCAATGCTCATGAGCAAGAGGAACCTTAAGTAATAATTCAACAGCGGTCCAAAAACTAACTATTGAATGAGTAGGGGAAATGGAAAATTCATCTTGAGCTTTTTGCAGAAAGTTCATTCCATTTTCAAGAAGCCCTAATACTTCTCGAGATAGTTTGATGGTGGGTGCTTTTTTAAAATGCATGGTGATTTTACTCCATCATAATAATTCACTTAAGTAATCAGCGCCAACCCAATATTAAAGCGCATAATAATTTATAGATGACTGATTTTGCACCCAATCAAATCACAACCAAAAAAGAATAATAACCTTATTTAAATCATAATGAAACATAAAATTATCCTTATTAAGGAATCACTTAACAAACAATTTCACCTCAAGATTAAACACTTTCATTCTAGAGAGTATAGCGCCAAAAGGCGCTAATTTTCATGTTTCAATTTATGCCCGCCAATAACCATTTACTCGTGGTATTAATAGCGTGGTCAGTTTCATAGGGCATCACCCTCTTCGCCTAAAAGCTCTTTGACTGCTCCACGTAAGAGACGGACATTGTCCCAGCAATTCGTGTCTGTCTGCTCCACCAGCTCAATGAACTCACCAACGGTGCAGGGTTTAACAAGGCGGGTTTCAACCAGTACAGAATGGAAGCGGCGGAATCGGAAGCTGTCTTCGTCCGGCCCCTCAAACTTCGCAGCAACCCAAAGTTTTAATTCAAGATCGTCCTGATGCTCCTGAATCAGTCGCTTTGCCTTCTGGATGGTTTCAGGTGGCACAACCAACATCTCGGGGCTTTCTACTGAATCTGAGGCCCATACGTGGGCGTATTTCGACTCGCTGAAGGTGTATTCGTGCTTCATGCCGAACGCAGCCACAACACAGGCCATTGTCTCAACGCCGCTTTGCTCCAGAATATCGACACGCTTAAGCGGTAATTGCTCGCCGCCCTGCTGCTCCTGTACCAGCTCTGGTTCCGAAGCTTTTTCAGCGCCGGGGATGCCTTCACGGTATTCCGCCAGGATAGACATGATCTCATCGGTATAGCTGGAATTGTGATACAGCGCTGTCAGGCCGTCTTCATCGTCTCCTGACTGCGCATCGCATAGCAATTCGACCAATCGCCGCGCCTTTGCTGTGTCGAACTTCGGCATCGCGGCGGTTTTGGTCAGTTTCTTTTTGCCCGCAGCTTTGGCCTTCTCCATCTGCTGTTGTGCAACACTGGAAGCCTTTGCGCCATGCTCACGCTGAAGGGCTAATGCAGTGGTCGCTGCTACTTCGCCAGACCTGACCATATCAATCAGTCCATCTCCAACAGTCAGAAGCTGGAGGTGCTGTTCAACGTCAGTGACCGAGCGCTTAACCTTCTTCGCTATCTCTGCCGGTTCCCAGCCCTGATTGACCAGACGCTGATAGGCGGCGGCTCGTTCAAGAGGGAGTAACGCCCTGCCCTGACTACTTGTCACCATGAAGGCGATGCGGTCTGCTTCACTGCCAACGAAGTCTTTGCACTCAAGGCGCAGCTCATGACCAGCTTCCTGAGCCAGCTTCGCGCCGAAGTAACGGTGATGCCCGTCGATAACCTTGATGCCATGCTCAGTAACCTGAACGGCAAGCGGCGGGACATGCTCACCAGCGATAAACGCATCACGGAATTCTTCAACGTGGGTCTGGTCAATATCACGAACGTTATAACCAGGCTCGACGTAAAGCTCATCAACGCTCAGCAAATAGGTTTTGCGCGTAGTGATGTTGGTCCCTTTTTCGTCTTTGTCTTTGTAAACCAGTGATAAGGTGCTCATGCTGTGTGTAACTCCCAAACCAGATAGATAATCACTAACAGGATAATCACCAGCACTTCCGGCAATGACCTGTAAAAATATTCGTGTTCTTCAAAGTGGCGCTTAAGGGCTGGTTTCATCGGTAAACCTCCCACTGCCAGTAATCGCTGACTTTCCCGCTGTTGATGCCGCTATAGCTGCTGCAGCGTATAGCGCCTCTGGCCGCGCAGTTATCGCTCCTGACTTTTGCAACCTGCCGGTTGTGTTCGAAGGTGGCTGTCATCATGGCGCTCAACCAGTTATGGCTGGCGCGAAGCCACAGGCCCTTGCTCTCAAGCTCAGTCGCTGTCTGAACGGCTTTTAGATAGTCACCGTTCTCTTCAGGCCGGGGCGCAGTGTTTACCGTAAACAGCCCCTTCTGATTGCGAATCAGGATGAGCTGCTCGCACATCTGAAAAACGGCATCGCGGGCTGTTACGTACTTAATGCCTGTCTTTTCGCTGATGCGCTTCATGCTCATCCCACCGTGAGTGCGGAGGCATTCAAGAATAATTTCGGCGTTGTCCATGAATCCCCCTTAAGCGCCACGGAAGCCCGGAGGCGTCTGACCGTCTACTGGTGGCATAGCGGTTACGTCACGCATCCACTTGCCGTTGATGCATGGCGGGCGACCGGCGCGGTCCCACTTCTGTGCTGAACTCAGATAACCGGGAAACTTTCCAGGACGGAAAATGGTTTCTGGTCGAACGAACTCGCTCATCTTCGGGTCTTCAGACCACTTGGCAATGGTGTAATCAACTGTAAGGATCAGCTCATCAGCGCTGAAATCTTCACTAAGGCGACCACGGATAGGGCCAAGTGACGATTTCGATTTCTGATAACGCAATCCAGCGGCGCGATTAAGATGCTCAAGAACACGTAAAGCATCCTCGGAAGAATCACTGTCGGGTTTCGCAGAAACCGGACAAGAGTCTTTACCTGTAATCTCTGTAGTATTCTCTGTTGTAATCTCTGTAAGATGAGGGCAATTTGCCCCGATTGATGAGGGCATGTTGCCCTGTTCGATTGGTGCAGGATGCCCCATTCGATTAGTGCAATTTGCATTCTTCGATGAGTGCAAATTGCCCTCATCGGTCAATAAAGGGTTTGCGTGGTTAATTGCGTAATAATTAGTCCGATCATGCTGAGTTTTTTTCAGCTGCTCGACGAAAATCAGGTCACGCTTTTTAAGCGACGTAAGAGCACGCTTAACAGTGTCAGATGACCAGAATGGAAACTGATTTGACCATTCATCGATAGTGTTATAAACCCAGCGTTTGCCGTCATATTCGACTCCAGATGTGGTGTCTTCCAGCCAGTAGCAAATCTGTTGAAGCACTATGGCTTCATTGAGGCCAATGCGGCTGGCAAGCTCAGGGCTCACCACAAGCGGCTTGACCTTAAGCAGTAAACTCATGGTGATACCTTCCTGAACTTCTGACTGAACAACACACGCGGCAGCATGCAATCATGGGGATAATCAGGACGGCGGAAGATCACACGGTGATTAACCGTATCAACGCCGACAGTTCTAACTGCAACTCCGCGCGGATCGGTGTAGCGCTCAACCCAGGGCTTAATGACTTCAGTTTCCATGATTCACCCCTGCATCTGCGGGGCGACGATAAAACTCTGCCCAGGCTGATTCGACTACCAGACACGGCACGCACTGGTAGTTGTGGGTCTTATCCGCTGAGGATATGATTTGCTCATAGACAGGAACGCCAGCCTGATAACGGCAGCGGAATTGCCCTGACAACGGTTTCTGATTTACAATGCTCATGCGATGAGTCTCCACACACGTTGATTTACTCGCACCGAACGCCCTAGGCTGCAACCCGGGGCGTTCACCTTTTCTGACCCCTGCTAAATCTTTAACCACTTCAAATGTCCTGCGCTTCAAACTGCATTCCGGCGACATCAGCCTTCCTCCCGGTTGATACGAACATGTCCACAGCGTGATCTGCTGTGCCTGCACTGAAGAGCGCAATGAGTCCAAAGAATCCGTGAACCTGGTGAGTGAGTTTTTTGCGGAAAAGCGCTGACAGTGTTTTGCTCTCGTGATGGTCGATTACTCCGTCGGCCATAGCTGCAAGCTGTGCTGTAGCCAGCTCACCTTCTGCGGCCTTGGCCTTCATCTGCGTATCGAACAAATCAACCTTGTCCATTTCGCCAGCGGCCTTGATGTCCACCAGCAGCATTCCATGACGAACAGCCATGAACTCTGCTACGCAATGGGTGCCGGACATAACCTCCATTTGCATCAGCTCATCCAGGGTGAAAAAGCGACTGCCACACTTCTTGTAGAGATGGTTGTGGAACTGATCGATACTCATGCCTAAATCAGCAGCCATGCCTAAACGACCGTGCTTATGTGCCTTACACATTTGGCGAACTGCTTGGTTAATCGTGTCTACCATTTTGGTTTTCCTCGGGTAGTTATGTTTTTTTTGTATTGGTTTTAAGCTGACTTTCGACCAGGTAAACCGTCTTTAACGTTTGGGTAAATATCTGGTCGAAGTTGATGAGGTGTTACAGCCCACCCGCCCCATTCGCATAATGGGATTACGCGCTCAGGCGGAACTCTGTTTTTTGACACCCAGTTAGCAACTGATTGAACTGAGCTGAAACCAAATCGCCTGGAAACTTCAGACATTGACCCAACTGACTTAACAGCTTTCTCGCTGATATTTTTGAAGCTTTGACGCATGACTCATTCCTCAATGATGGGTTGAATTTGATACTACTTAAAGTAGTAATATTATGCAACTTAAAATAGAAATGACAACTATGCTTTGTGCGCTTAATCTTCCACTTATGGTGGAAGAAGCTAAATACAAAGACTTTGCCGTCAGGCTTAACAAGTCGCTCCAGGCCATGTCGCTTGGTGTCAAAGAACTATCAGAATTCAGTGGCGTCTCTTATGAGATGGCGCGTCGTTACACTCTGGGCACAGCTAAGCCGAGGGATGAAAAAATGCTGAAGATTGCCGAGAAGTTGTCAGTCTCGCCTGCCTATCTCGATTACGGAGTGATTGATGGCTTTGATAAGCCTGAGAAAGGTACGGTTCGGATCAAGCAGTTTGATGTTCACGCGTCTGCCGGGCACGGCTATATAAATCACCCTTTTCCAACAGTAATTAGCTCCATAGAAATTCCCGACGAACGTGTCTATGAGTTGTTTGGACGAAAAACATTAGATGGTATTGAGCTTATCAACGTTGACGGCGATAGCATGATGCCTACCCTCAGCCCCAGAGACTTGCTATTTATTGACAGAAGCGTCGATCACTTTAACGGTGATGGGGTTTACGTTTTTAACTTTGAAGATTCAACATTTGTTAAGCGACTTCAAAAAGTTAAAGGTCGAAGGCTGGCAGTTCTATCAGACAATGAAAACTACCCCCCTTTTTTCATTGAAGAAAATGAAATGTCTGAGCTTTTCATTTTTGGAAAGCTTATCAGGTGCTTACCGCTGAAGATGCTCGATTTCGGCTGATATTCAATAAATAGAGACCGGCGAGAGCCGGTTTTTTTTCGCCCTAAATTCATACACATAATTAAAACCACTCCAAAACACACTCACTTTCTACTTTTTGTTGTTGCATTTATCTACTTATAGTAGCTATATTCTACACATCGTTTCCGCGCAGTAAGCCGAAATGATGACGTGATGTTGTAGCTGTGAAAGTTAGGAAAGAGAGAGTGTTGTACTTGGCGGTTACTCCGGGGCTTTCATCCCATAAGGAGAACGAAGGTAATGCTCAACCGGTTTAACCGCACCTTTTTGCACAACGATGAGAGCATTTGGCGGGCGCATAAGGCCGCGCCACAGAGGCGCTGAGTGTTCTCTTCGTTGTGACATGTCACAACAACCTTCAAGTGTGGAGGCCCGGCTCTGGGTTGTTGCAGTAACCCAGCAGCCAATTTACTAAATCCCAAAATTTTTATTGCCATCTACGGCAAGGGATTAGTGCAACTAAAAATCGTGTGTGGAGTATTCATGGAAAAGTCAGACGACCCTATCACCGTTGGCCGTATCACCCTGCCCTATAGCCATCTGCTCAATGGCTGGCTGATGCCTGACGGTACCGTTATCAAAAATCCTATCAGGGCGCAGAACGAAGCTGAGCGCCTTAACAGCAACATCGTTTTTCACTGAGGGCCACCAGCATGTTATCGATTAAATCAAACAAAGAGCTTGTTGAAGCCGGCCATCAGTTCGCTAAAGCGCTTGATGCTGATATGCCACTTACCGATATTGCAAAGCTTGTCTCTGCCCTTTCTACTCGCCTGGATTGCGCCATCGTCCGTGGTGATGAGTGGGAGAAAAGAGCAATCAGTAATTTTCAGGCTTGTGCGGAAATGGATGAGGTGTTGCGCACTGTATCTGCTGAAAATTCTGTCTTGAGCATCTTCATCGAAGATGAATGCTTCGTTGAAAACAAAAGGACCGGTATCTATCAGTGTGCCGGGCACCACAAGCCATTGACCCCAGCCACCGACGCTTACCTGAACTCGGTGCGGGCGGAAGGTGTCGCGATGTTTGCGGAAGAATTGGGTAGTCCATATGGCGATTATGATAACAGGGATTACGAAACCGGATTTAACAGAGCTATTGAGGTTTCTAAAAACAAGGCTATCAAATTTGCAAATCAGTTGCGCTCCGGCACCCATGACACTGCGGATAAGGCGGGTGCCAAATGAAAGAGCGTCCAATCCTCTTAAACGCCGAAATGGTTAGTGCAGTTCTGGATGGCAGGAAGACGCAGGCGCGCCGCATGTTGACTCCGCGTCAACTGAAGATGATCGATGCCGCTGCCAGTATCGGTGAATGCTATCCGCTTGAGTCCGGCCACCAGCATGAAAACAGCCAAAGTTATTACCGCGAATGGTGCCCGTTCGGTGCAGTAGGTGATCGCCTGTGGGTGCGTGAAACGTGGGCGCGATACAACATTGACCAGGACAGCCACGATATTGCTTATCGTGCCACCACTCCTAACGATTGGCCGAAAGAAGGCCGCTGGCGTCCATCCATCCACATGCCGCGCTGGGCTTCCCGCATAACGCTTGAGATTACCGGCGTTCGTGTGGAGCGTCTGCAAGATATCAGTCGCGCAGATGCGATTGCGGAAGGTGGGCCGCAGAGCCACCCATCTATTGACGCTGTATCTCAGGATTACGGCTTCCCCGACTTTTCGCGTTCATGGTTCGGGCAAACATGGTGGAGCATCTACGGCGAGGAAAGCTGGCATGCTAACCCGTGGGTGTGGGTCATTGAGTTTAAGCGCGTGGAGGGTCAATGAATGAGCTGGCTCTTTTCGCAGGCGCTGGCGGAGGAATACTCGGAGGGCACCTCCTTGGCTGGCGCACAGTTTGCGCAGTTGAGCGTGATGCCTACGCCGCACAAGTTTTGGCGCAACGACAAAACGATAGAGCACTCCGACCTTTCCCGATTTGGTCTGATGTGTGCAGCTTTGAAGGAACAGCATGGCGAGGAATTATTGACGTCATTTCTGGCGGGTTTCCCTGCCAGGACATTTCAGGTGCCGGCAAGGGAGCAGGAATCGACGGAGAACGCTCAGGCCTCTGGAGAGAAATGGCAAGAATCGTCGGTGAGGTTCGACCTGAATACGTGTTCCTGGAAAACTCACCATTGCTTGTGGGAAGAGGACTTGCTGTGGTTCTCGGTGACCTTGCCAAAATGGGGTTTAATGCTGAATGGTGTTGTGTATCAGCATCAGACCTTGGAGCGTCCCATCAACGTGACCGTATCTGGCTTGTCGCCTACCCCGCGGGCCAGTATGGGTTCTCACGGAGTGGCATGGTGCAGAGCCAGAACAGGCGATCACCGGCACAACCTGGAGGATTGGTTAGCCCACCAGCACATTCAAAATGGCGGAGAGGAAACGCCTGGCCTGAATGTGAACCCAAATTATGCAGAGTGGCTGATGAAGTGGCCTGCGGGGTGGACAGACTTAAAGCCCTTGGAAATGGACAGGTTCCACGAGTGGCTGCAAGAGCATTCAGCATTCTCAACAGTAATGGAGTGACTAATGCCTAAATCCTCCGCCGAACGCAAAGCAGAGCAGCGAGCCAGACAGGCCGCTGCAGGTGCCAGAAAGCTGGAAATTGTTCTCGATGAGCAGGAACTGGCGATGCTGGAGCAGAACTGTGCCACCCGCCGTCCAGGTCGCGAGCCCTACGAAATGGCAGAGTATATCGCTCTGCTTATTCGCCAGGACGATGCGCGGGTCCGTAGCCGGATCAAATCGATGAGTAAGCGCCAGTGCGGTAAGTGTGGTGATTGCCTGCCTGTGCAGGATTGCCCACTGAAAGAAGAGTCAGCCTGTTGGGTTCGCCTGGGCTGGCATGAAACTAAATTGGTTATAGCGCCGTGACCTGTCACGGCTTTTCAAACCTGTTGCAGCGGGAGTGTGTGGGGTATGAATCAGAGCAATAACGAAATTATTTCCGATGCCGACATTGAACAACTGACAGGCTATAAAACGCCTTCAAAGCAATGCCAGTGTCTTAAAAATGCAGGAATATTTTTTATGGTGCGAAGGGATGGCAGACCGCGAACCACATGGCAGCACTTCAATGATCCACTGGAATCGCGTAAGCAGACCACTAATGATATGAATGAGCCAGATTTTGGAGCGTTAGACTGATGGCAAGAGTCAGGCAGAACAAGGAAGATAACTGGTTACCGCCCCGCGTTTATCGGGGCCGTTCTGCTTACGAATTTAAGCCTAAAAACGGCGGCACAGTCCGGCTTTGCGACATAGACAGTACGAAGGCTCAGGTCTGGATAGCATACGAAGCACTTATTAACGAACGTAAGCGTGAAGATGCATTCGAAGGCCTAGCAGAATCCTTTTTTAATTCTCCAGATTTTTTCGAATTAGCCAAAGAAACACAAAAAGACTACCGAAAATACTCGGTTAAAGTTTTGGCCGTCTTTGGGAAGATGCCCCCTGATTCCATCAAACCGGAACACATCAGAAAATATATGGACAAGCGCGGCTTGAAAAGCCGTGTTCAGGCCAACCGTGAAAAGGCCTTCATTTCACGTGTATTTCGTTGGGGATATGAGCGTGGATTGGTGAAGGGAAATCCTACCAAAGGGGTCAAGCAGTACAAAGAAAAGTCACGTGACCGTTATGTAACTCACGAGGAGTATGCAGCCTTGTATAGCCTCGCTTCGCCCGTTGAGAAGATAGCAATGGAGCTGGCCTATTTATGTCTGGCGCGGCAGGCTGACGTTCTTTCAATGAAGAAAACCCAGCTTGTTGATCAAGGGATATTGATCAAGCAGAGCAAAACTTCAGTAGCTCAGATAAAGGGCTGGAGTGAAAGACTTCGTTCTGTCATTGCCCTGGCAGAGTCATTACCCCTGAATAAGGGAATGAGCAGTATTTTTATCATCCACCAGCCTTCGGGTGCCGGTTATACAAGAGATGGTTTTAATGCAAGATGGAGGAAGCTTAAGCAGGAAGCAAAGGAGAAATTCCCTGACATTGATTTCAATTTTACGTTTCATGATCTGAAGGCAAAAGGGGTTTCAGATTTGAACGTTGATATTTACGAGAAGCGGGCGATTTCGGGTCACAAGAATGTCGAACAGACGGCACGATATGACAGAAAAATCGCAGTGGTTCCGGTGGTTGGGGCTGAGCTGGAGGCACTTCATATTCTGAAGCCATATTCTGAAAAGCAGAAATAA